GAGATCCCGGGCCAGCTGGAGACCGAGCCCGCGCGACGGATGGCGGCCTCGTTCGCGACGAAGGTCGGCGAGTGGCATCTCCCGAAGGTCCTCGAGCAGGGGTCGAAGTTCATTCCGAACAAGCTGACGCCGGAAGATGCGCAGATGCTGCTCTCCCGGAAGCATTCGATCGACGACATGGCCCGGTGGCTGGGCTTGCCGCGGATGATGCTCGAAAACTCCGATCCCTCGTTCGGCAACGCCGAGCAGTTCAGCCAAGACTTCATCACCATCAGCATGGGGGGCTGGCTCTCGCTGTGGGAATTTGCCGTCAACGGCCAGTTGATTCTGAACCCGCGCCGGTTCTTCGCCCAGTTCACGCGCCAGGCGTTCGTGCGCGGTAAGTTTGCCGAACGCATCGCCGGGCTCGTCCTGGCGGCGGGTGGGCCGATCATGACGCGCAATGAGGCGCGCAAAGTCGAGGACTTCAACACCATCGATAAGCCGGAGTACGACGAGTTGGTGGAGCAGCAGAACATCACGGGGAAGCCAGCCGCCGCCGATCCGTCGGCCGACGACCCGGGGCCGCCCAAGAAGAAACCGACACCGGCGCCGGCGCGACGGACGAAGCCGGCCGATGACGAGGAGGTCGAGCCCGACGATCGCGCCCGCGCCATCGTGACCGAGTCCGCCGCCCGCGTGCTGCGCAAGGAAATCCTCGCAGCGCAGCGCGCAGCCGTCACGCATGCCGCGGATCCCGTGGCCTGGGCGACGTGGGTCGACGGCTTCTATGCGACGCACCACGAGCTCGTGATGCAGACGATGTGTGTCGATGAACCGACCGCGCGCGGCTACGTGGCGCTGCAGCGATCCGAGCTGCTCGAGGGCGTGGCGGTCACGGAGGCCTGGACGCCGGCGTACCTGGCGGGCCTGGCGCTCGACAAAGCGTGAGTAAAGACGCGCGCGCGCGACGCGCACAACGAAGGATGGGTAAATCGATGAGTGGGAATGGCAAAACCCCGATCCCGTTTCAGGTACCCGCGGGCACGCCGCTGCTCGGGCAGTTGTTTACGCCGCTGACGGTCGGGGTCCCGATGGTCATGACGGGCACCTGCAACTGCGGCGAGGTGGCGGACCGGCAGCCGCTGTTGATCCATCCGTTGATGGGGCTCGTGCGCCTCCTCGTTGAGCGCGGGATCCTCGCGGAGGCCGACGTCGCCCGCGTGCTGACCAGCGCGGTGACGTGTCCGCGCTGTCGCAAGACCTGCGATGCGTTCTTCAACCCGCAGACCGGCAAAGTGCAAGTCAACGTGATCGCGGCGCCGGCCGAGGACCAGGGGACCCCCTCATGAAGTATTCGCACATTGCACGCTACGTGGCCGAGACGCCCTGGGCGATCCTGCCGAGCAAGTTGACCGAGCTGCTCGGGGTGCTCGCGTTTCGCGCGGCCGGGCACGAGTTCACCGCCGAGGAGATCAAAGCGCGGCTCGGGGAGGGGGGCGCATCGCTCGAGAGCCGGGCGGAAGGCGAGCGGCGGCCGCCGGCGGGCAGTCGCGATGTGGCGATCATTCCTATTCGCGGCGTGATTGCGCACCGGATGGGCTCGATGGACGACTCGAGCGGCGGCACGTCCTGCGAACGGATTGCGGCCATGCTCCGGGCCGTGGTGGGTGACCCGAACATCGCGACCATCGTGTTCGACGTCGACAGCCCGGGCGGCACCGTGACCGGCATGGCCGAGCTCGCGGCGGAGGTCTTTGCGGCGCGGGAGACGAAGCACCTCATCTCCGTGGCCAACGGCATGATCTGCAGCGCCGCGTACGACATCGCCTCCCAGGCGCACGAGATCGTGAGTATTCCGAGTGGCGTCGTGGGCTCGATCGGCGTCTTCACGGCCCATGAGGACCTGAGCGCCGCGCTGGAGAAGGAGGGCATCACCATCACCCTCATCTCGGCCGGCAAGTACAAGACGGAAAACAACCCGTTCGAACCGTTGACCGAGGAGGGCCGCGCGATCCTGCAGAGCCGCGTCGACGCGGCCTACACGCAATTCGTGAAGGACGTCGCGCGCGGCCGCGGGGTGTCGTCGGCCGACGTGCGCAAGGGCTACGGCGAAGGCCGGGCGCTGCAGGCGAAGGACGCGAAGGCCGCGGGCCTGATCGACCGGATCGCGACGATGGACGAGGTGATAGGGAAACTCGTCGGCCGGACGCCTCGCGGCGGCGGCATGCGCGCGGCGATGGTCGCCCAGGCCCTCGCCGAAGGCCGCGATCCGCTGCACACCGAGGAAGATCTGCCGGCGTCCCTCGCGCAAGCCGATGGCGATGACGGCCGCGCCGAGGACCTGCGCCGACGACGACTGCTGTAAATCAGGAGGAGGGATCGATGTTGACCTTGACCGTGCTGCTCTTACTCGCGGCGGCTGGGTGTGCCGTGTGGTCGATTGCCGGGCGACTCCCCGCCGGCGTCGCCGTGCTGTTGCTGTGTTTCCTCGAGGCGCTCCGCGTGTTCCCGCGATGAGTCCATGAGCCGCCCGAACCGCGCGGAGGCGCCGAGCACGAACCTCCATGTGCGCCTGTCGCCCGTCGAGCGGGAGCGTGTCGACCAGGCGGCGCGGGCAAATCATCAGACGACCAGCCAGTTCAGCCGGGACGCGCTCGTCACCGCGGCCGATGAGTGCCTCGAAGATCTCCCGATTCCCCATTCGTAGGACGAAACTCCGCCGACCCCTCATCCTGTAGCTAACACAAGCGCGACTCCGTTGAGGCGCGTGCGTGACGACTCTCCGGCGGGCGTATGTCTCGCTGTCGGAGGGTCCTCAGGCACGCGCCTTTTGTTTTGTGCGAGGAGCCCATGAGATTCACGACCCTGCCGTTCCTGATCGCCTTTATGGCCGGCCTGATGCTGATGCAGCCGCTGGACATTTACGCGTTCAACACCCGGAACCATGGCACCGAGCAGACGGAGCCGTGGCGGTCGACGCTCTCGACCCTCCCCGCCGTGCAGCACCTGGTGGTCGCCGCGACGCGCGTACGCGAGTGGCTGGCCGAGCTGACGAACGTCCCCCTGTTGACCAGTGAAGTCGGGGCCGTCGGCAACATCAAGCACCTGATCCAGGCCGAGACCGAGAACAAGGCCGCGATCGCGAAGCTCAAGAAAGAAGGGCGCGCGCTGAACGCGATCCCGGCGACGGCCATCGCGGCGACGGCGACGACCGCCGAAGTGCCGGGCCGCACGCCCGTGCAGACCGCTCGGCTGACGGCGATCTTCACCGAACTGGACGCGCTCGAAGAGACCGGCGAAACGCTCGCCGCCGAGCTCGTGACTGCACGCCGCCTCCAGGACGACGAGCGACACAGCGGCGATCCGGCGTTCGTCAAGGGCCTCCAGGTGGGCGTCGATCACGCCACCGAACAGCCCGTCACCCTCGGCGAAATCATGCAGGCGATGGCCTACGACGCGCCGCAGATGCCCAACCACCGCAAGGCCTTCATTCTCCCGAACGGCGTCGCGCCGCATGTGGCCGCGGTGCTCCACGCGCCCGAACTGCAGGCGGCGGCGGCCGGCTCCTCGTCCGGCGTGCCGGAATCCGGCGGCCTCCTGGTGCGCAACGAATGGAATACCTCCCTCCTGACCCGCGTGCAGGAAGAGGGCTAGCTGGCGCCGAAGTGCTTCCCGATGCCGGTCGGCGAGGGCAGTGACGGCGTCGAAGCGCCGTACGTCGACGAGACCTCGCGCGCCACCGGATCCCGCTGGGGCGGCGTGCAGGTGTTCCGCGCGGCGGAAGCGGCGGCCGCGACGGCGTCGGCCCCCAAACTCGGCAAGTTCGAGCTCCGGCTCGAGGACATGTTGGGCCTCTTCTACGCGACCGACCGCGTGCTGCGCGACAGCGTGCTGCTCGAAGCGCTCGCGATGAAGGCGTTCGCGTCGGAGTTCGCGTTCAAGCTCGACGACGAGATTGTCCGCGGCACGGGCGCCGGCCAGTGTCTCGGGATCGTCGGCAACGCGCCGACCGTCTCGGTGGCGAAGGAAGCCAATCAGGGCGCGGGCACGATCGTCTTCGAAAACATCATCAACATGCACTCGCGCCTGCTGGCGCGCTGCATGCCGGGCGCTGAGTGGTACATCAACCAGCTCGCGCTGCCGCAGCTCTACAAGATGTACCTCGCGGTCGGCACGGGCGGCGTCCCGGTGTACCTGCCGGCGAACGGCGCGTCGGCGGCCCCGTACGGCACGCT